CATTGCTGGTTCTGTTGTAGGTTCAGGTTTTGTTGGTGTAGAGAAGTATGCTGATGCTTCTAACATCCTTAACGGTGAGATTGGTTCAATTGATCAGTTCCGTATCATTGTAGTACCTGAAATGTTATTTGATGGTGGTGGTGGTGATAGTAGTAAAGACATCTATCCAATGTTAGTCGTTGGTGATGGCGCTTTCACTACTATTGGTTTCCAAACTGATGGTAAGACTGTGAAGTTCACTACTACTCATAAGAAGCCAGGTAAAGATATTGCAGACCTTAACGATCCGTATGGTGAGAAAGGTTTCTACTCTATCAAATGGTACTACGGCTTCATGGCATTACGCCCTGAACGTCTAGGTATCATCTGGTCTACTAAAGTTTAAATTTTAAACCTTTAGTTTTGGTAGCCCGTTAGCACGTAAGTGCGGTGCGGGCTACTTTAATTAATACATGATTCCCGGGAGGAACCTATGAACATTGAAAATATGACATCAAAAGAAATAAGCGATAAGCTAGCCGAACACGGTATAAAGATGCATTTTAATTCTAAAAGAACAAAATTAGTGGAAGCACTAAATAATATTAATAACAGTAATGAGGATACTAATATGGAAATACAAACAGAGACAGTTGAAGACATCAGTGTTACAGCAATAACTGATGATATGCTAAATGATTTTAAAATCAATGGAGTTGAACTAGAGGGCTTACGAGAGAAAAACGCATTAAAACTAATACGTGTAATTGTTAGACCTAATGATCCACTTAAACTTGATTCAACAGGTGATATCTTCTCATTTAGTAGTAACATTAATGATGGTAAACAAGCTAAAAAGTATGTACCTTATAATAATGAAGAAGGTTGGCATATTACTAACATGATGTATGAAAACATTTTAGCTGCTGAATGCCAAATTTTTAAAAAAGTTAAACGTAATGGGCAAGAGATAATGGTGCCTACTAAGATTAAAGCTTATAACGTAGAGGTATTGCCTGCATTAACTCAAGGTGAGATTGATAAAATATCAATTAGACAAAAATCAACAAGCTCAGTAGGATAATAACATGGCAGTAGCTAATACAGACTTAACCCAAGGAAGTGCCTTAACCACTAGTGCAGACTATGTAGTTACAGGTACTGGTATCTTTGATGACCTAATGGAAGCCGTAAACATCCATTTAGACGCACAATTTCAATTAGGTAGGATAACAGGTGCTGATTACGCTACTGTGTACTTAGGAGCCATGCAGAGTGCTTTACAGAACTCTGCTTCGTTCACACTAGGTAAAGAAAAGACTAATGCTGAATCTACTTTGATTGCTCAAAAAGAAATTACTGAGTACGCTCAAACACAACAAACTACTAAAGTGGCACCTAACGCCAACAGTTTAGCAGGTAAACAAGCTAATCTATTTGGTGAACAGGCGAAAGGTTTTCAATGGAATGCTGACCAGAAGTATCTTAAAACACTAATGGATGCTTGGAGTATTAATATTAGTACAGCTGGTGTAGCTTCAACTAATATTACTGCACTTAACGCAACTGGTACAGGTAATCTAAATACTCAAATCACTAACGCAGAACCAACATAGGGTAGAAAAACCCAGATTTAATATTTACAGGAGATAGGATATGGGCGGAATTATAAGTTCCATTTTAGATATCATCTCCGATGTAATCGATGCAGTTGTCGATATTATAGAAACAATTGTCGATATTATCGTTGATGTTGTTGAAGCGATTGTAGATGTAGTAGCAGGTTTATTAGGTTGGGATGATAGTCAAACTATTGAACAGTTTGAGGTACATAACCAATCTTTATTTGAAGACTCAGATAGAACATCTCTTGCAGAAGTAGTCAAAAACTCTGTTATAAGAAATGAAGATATAGCTTCTAATATATTATTCTCTGAAGTATTTCAAAGCGGAAAAAAGAATATTCGTCACTTTGTTAATCACATAGATGATAACAATTATTTTGAAGACTTCCCTACAGTACAAGCTAATATCATGTATATCGACTATACAGAGATTACTAGTGAGTTAAATACATTACAAGGCACACCCTGTACTATTGAATATGCATCTCTAGGTACACTGTTTGTACCTACATGGATTAAGTATTGGTTACAAGAAAATAAAGGATATGATGTAACTTTAGGGTCTCTCACGTATAACAGCGTAACTTATAATGTAGATATTTATTCATCATCATATAATTCAGCTACTGATGATTACACTTTACAATTTTCAAATCCTAAAAAAGATACCTCTTTCTCAAATACATACGTAGGCACTCACCATAATTTAATAATTGCTGATACTATGTTTATGTCTAATGAGCTTGTTAGTAATAGTTATGATGCTGTGACATTAACACACACTATAGCAGTAGATAGTTCAACTGCTATAGTACCGTCATATAAAGTCCCAACTAAACCTACTGATTTACATTACATTGTTAACTATCATAAAGATAGTGCGCCTCTTTCTACAATACTATTTGTATATGAAGTTGGAGTTGGTACTTATCCAGATTTAGATGATCCAACTTTAGATTTTGGTGATGCTGGTAGTACTGCATTACGATTATTACCTGCAGTACCTTTACGTACTAATAATGTAAATTTTGATGCAACTGTATCTACTAAAGCTACCAAAATTGCTGACACAGTAAAAATACTAGGGTTTGAAGCAGGTGAAATGATTGATGCTGTTATGGAAGATGTAGCAGATGCAGGTATTACAGATTACAATAATAAAGTAGACCATGTATTTTTAAACTTTGGTGTAAAGATATGGGATACATCACAGATAGGTATAAATTACTTATTTAGATTTATGTCAGTTCTTTACGCTAACCAAGGTACAACAGAAGGTGTCTATAATGCTACACCAAGTGCTGATGAAAAGCCTTACAATAGTGTTATTGTCACTGCTAGTGATTATAAATCTGTATTTAAATTTGCCTATATCAAATTTAAACATAACACTTTATCAGAAATTGATGCTGATGCCAGTAGCCTTATAAATGCAGCTTATTACTCAAATTTATCTAAATTTACTTCAGGTGCACCAGGTAATAATGATTTAATCAGTACCTATTATGTATCTTCAGGAAATCCTGGGTATAACGTAGGATATAAAGCAGATAGTATAACTAAAGTTAATCAGTATTTAGCAGGAACGCTCACACAAGAGAGTGGTTACACTACTGAAGCAGCTGATTGGTTACAACTAAGTAAACGCATTACTTTTACAGGTACATTATTAAATGCTGATGGAACTGCTAATAGTAGTGGTGTATTAAAACCAGATTTAGCTTATGAAAAGATAGATGGTGATCTATTTACAGACACTAGAGTGCACTGTATCGATCACTTTTTATATGTACGTTATAACGGTGCCGGTAAGGTAGAAATAGCAGGTGCTGAACCTAGTGGCACAGTTCATACAGGTAGAGGCGACTGTGGTGGAGTTGCACAAGGTTGGTATACAGCAGTAGATGAAAGTATAACTGGATATACAAATATACGAATTCAAGTCACGGGCTCATCAACAGGTGGAGGAGGTGGTAGCTATGATAATACGAGAACTGTAGGAACTTCATTAGGTAATACTGTTGTTGGTTCTATTTACGGAGCTAGTGGTGCACAACAACCATCAATAACGGTTACAGTAACTTTTTCACCATCAACCTCCAATACCTTAAGAATAGTTAATAGAGTTGAAGAAATAACTACACAAGGACAAAGCTTCATCTTTTATCAATGTGTTACTAATGGTATAAATGCTTATACCGTTCAAGCACCTATCAGTATGTTGCGTGTAGTAGATGCTGCAACAACTAAATTTAAAATGGTTAAGTTTAATATCGCAAATCAAAATGATTTGATGGTGCCATTTTCCTATGACTTAGTTAAAGACTTACCTAATAGTCATGTATCTAGTTTATTTATGGCCAGTGCACATATATCACTATATGTTGCACACTATGAAGTTGTTGAAGTCCCGTTTTGGGTAAAGCTATTAAAGATTATTGCAGTTATATTAATTATCATTGCTATTGTTACATTTAACCCTGAGTTATTTAGTTTAGAAGCATTTATTCGAGAAATGATAACTCAAATGCTTATTAAAGAAGTTATTGTCTATATAGCTAGCGAGATAAGCCCAGAGTTAGCATTTGTTGTGGGTGTATTCCTATCATGGAAATATGGATTAGCTAAAGGCATGGACTTTAATGCTCTTACTTTTATTGACTTCGCAAAACTATTTGCTGGATTTGCTGATATATTAAGTACTGTAGTATTAGTTATAGTTGAACAGGATCTTGGTGCAATTGAACGTGAGCATACTGAAGGGTTAGCTAAATACAATGCTGGTATAGATGATATTTCTGAGATACGTAAGGATTTACGATTAGATGCTAACGGTGAATATATTCCTTGGATTAATGAATCTGTAAGAGGTACTATAAATCCAATGGATTGTA